TTGGTTTTGGCTCAAGCTGTGGTTGTTTTGCCTCATACTCTGAAACATGTACACGAGAACCATTCCATTCAACAACCATTTCACTATATGGAAAAGCCATACCAGAACGATCTGAAATAAATTGTGCGTATTTTCCGTTAGATAAATTAGACATTTGGATAATAAGATTTTGGAGTTATAAATGTACTAGATGAAGAACCATCTTCTTCAAGAGCTCTTTTTAATTCATCTTCATATAATAATTTCATTTGTTGAACTAATTCTGGTTTAAATTTTTGTGCTAAATAATATGAAAGTCCTGATACCATACAAGGTACAAATCTATAGGGTACATCTGGTGTATTAGTATAGGCCCCTGAATCCTGAATCCGGCTAACGTAATAATAGTTAATAAAGTTTCCGGCTTCAGTGCTTCCTGGAGTTAAATATAAAGTAATCGTTACTCTATCTATAAATCTTTGTACAAAATATTGTGTTGGAGTTCCAGTATCTGTTTTAGAAGATAACCCTTGGTAAAGTGATCTGTTAATTTTAGTTAAAGAAAAATCTACAGCAGTAGAGTTTCTATAAACAGCTTCTAATATATCATCTACACCATTTGTAATTGTATTAGCAGAAGTTCCAGATAAATAAGTAGACGCTGTTGTTCCATTATATCCTCTGACAACATTCGAAATTTGTAAATTTCCACTATTAAAAATAAATATTTGTTGAGGATAAAATATATTTTCTGATCCTATACTTATAACTCCTGAAGAAGGTAATTGATTTGTAGAAGTAAGATTTGTTGAAATAGTTGTAGCTATTGAAGATAAACTTGAACTAGTTTCAAAAGTTAGACCATCTGATGTACCATCTGTTGCTGACCTATACATTGTATATTCTGCTTGACCATCAACTAATGTAATTGAATTATTTTTTACTTCCCAAAAATGCAAACCTCTATTGCCCCATTCTTGAAACATTATATTCAAAGAACGTCTAGCTGTTTTTATATCATTACCTGAATAATCAAATCTGCCTATTCTTTCATAAGCTTCAGTAATTACATCATCAATATAAAAACCTGATTCAAAGGTTGTAGTTCCTGAAGTTGCCATTCAGCCTCCTACTTATCTATAAGTAATGTTGCGCCTGCAATATTTGTAATAGTAGAAACTTTCATTCCTCCGGGAAATAATATTCCATCTTCTGGAATATTAAACGCAAAGACATCTCCTGTTGGACAGTCTCCTTGGAATAAAGTTGTACTATCAGTATTGTCTTGTAAGATTATTGAACCTGCACCAACACCATCTGAAGCAAGAATAAGTCCTCTTAGTCTTGTTCTTCCAGCGAAGACAGCACCTGTACCAGAAACTCTTATTGCTTTTACATCTGATTTCATATTTTGTTTCTCCTTAAAATATTATGTGGGCCGAAGCCCACACTAATTAATTAACTTGATGTAACGTCTGTACCAGTAATAACTTGTTTCCAAGTTGTTCCATCAGAAAAAGCATAAGTAGCATTTCCTGTGTAACCATTACCAACATAAACCATTAACGCTTCATTATTTACTGCGCTTAAAGTTTCACCGGATCTTGTTCCAGATGCAATAGTAAGTGTAGATGTATTTGAAACAGTCCAAGCAACAGTTCCACCTTGTTGTGTGTCATCTGTACCTGTGTGTGGGTTAACGTTTGCTCCACCAATAAACCCGTTAAGGGCTACTACTGGACCTTTAAATGTAGTGTTTGCCATGATATTCTCCTAGTTAAATTCTACATAGTCTCTAGGCCGTCGACTATACTGCGTCTATGCAGAATATTAATTTATGTATAGTGTGTAATTTATATATGAAATTATTAAAAAGTGCAAGAAATCCCTAGGAAAAAAACTACTTCTTGTAATCTTTAAGTTCTAATTAACCAGCAAAAAGATGAACTTCACCGTTTTTAAGATTACTAAGAACCTCTGCTTCTTGTTCTCTAATGATTGATCTAACTACTCGTTTGATCTCATCACCTAAAACAGACATTTCTGGTGTTATTTTTCCTCTGTTCTCAAGAAATAACTCGTTCCAATTAGATTCGAGTTTCAGTTTCTTTGCGAACAATACCATGTTGTCCTGAGCCATTTTGAACCTCCTCATAGGTTATATAAAAATCATTTCCAGTACCGTGATACTGCAGATCATTTTTTTCCCATTTTATATCAGATTTTCCTAGAAAGTCAATAATAGGTTTATTTAGCTCTTCCGTATTATTTATCTCTTTTTCACTTTCAATTTCAAAACTAGTTTGAAGATATTTTGTAAATATTTTTACAATATATTTATGTTTAGTCATTTTTTCTTTCTATATGTTAAATAAGGCGGGATTGTGTCCCGCCTTAAATAATTTAATTATTATGCTCCTGGTGAAGCAAAAATACCTCTAAAGTCAGAAACTCCAAAAGAGTATCTTTCTCTAGCTTTGTATCTTACGTTACCAGTGTCGAAGTCACCTTCCATAGCAGTCTTAATAGGTGCTCTGTTAAAGTACTTCATTCCATTTGGAACATCAGTAATGATGTAGAACGCATCTGGATCAGTTAAGAAATTGTTCACTCTGTAACCTTGAGGAACCATTCCCATAGACGCAATTGCGTTAATATCATTATCAGCAGTACCGACTCTACCTTGAGTTTTCATTAATCTCTCAGCAGTGAACTGAAGTTCAGAAGGGATAACCATTTTGATACCTCTCGCCGCGATTTTTAGACCTCTTTCGTCTGTCATCGCATTGATATCGATCAATGATTGCTCTAATGAAGTTTCGTTCAAGTCAGCAGCCGTTGCTAATGTGTTAGATACAGTTCCACTAACTGTTGGGTGACTAGTTGCAAATAATGCAGAACCGTCACCTGAAGTGAATGTACCAAAACCATTAATTAACGGGTTAACCGCTTTAACTTGTTTAGTGTTCGCCATAGATCTAGCTAACGCTTTAGTATATCTACTTCCAAGTCTGTCATATAGGTTATCTTCAACCGCTTCTTCAGTGATTGAAAACGCTAAAGCTACAGTCTCGTGAGTGTATCTAGCAGTGTATGTCTCTTGAGCATTGTCAAAAGTTACACCTGATCCCTCAGACTTAGTCTGTGCTTGAGCAAAACCTGATAACATTACTTCTTCTTCGAACGCTCTGTCCGATGATTCAGTAGTATATATTTCAGCATGCTGATTTTCATAACGTTTATATTCCAAGCCGAATAGTGCATTCAAACCTGGCTCTAGTTCTTTAACTAGTTGTCCTCTACTTATCGCCATATTTATCTCCTATCCGATTAGATTCCAGCTGTCGATTTTAAGAAATGCTCATTAATCGTAACAACCATATTGACATTAGCAGAACTAATGTCATTGTTGCTAGGATCATTTGAGAAACCTATTAATCTTAACTGAGCTGTTGTTGATACACCCGTTGTTTCGCTTAACTCTACTTTAGAAATATAGTTAGCCGAATCACCTGCAGTGTATTCAGTGTTATAGTTAAAAAATACAGATGCTTGAGTAATCGCATTTGTACCATTTGATTGTACTTCGAACCTTTCATAAGGATCGTCAGAAACAAACCCGACAATATCAGTAGCCGCATTAGATGCGTCTAGGTGATTTGCCCATGTTGGTTTCTTAGTTGATGAATCAGTATAGAAAACACCGTTCAGTGAACCTAAAAGTACGTCTGTTGAAGTATTAGCTACGCCAATAGTTCCAGTAGCTAAAGCTTGAACTGGATCATTTTGGTATATAGCTGATGCACTTGCAGCAATACTGTATTCACTTAAACCTTGGTTGTCTCTATTCTGTCCAACTTTTCCTATCGGTCTTAGACCGAAAGCAGCGTCTTTATTTGCCATATTAGTTGTCCTCCTTAGACATTGTTAGTTTAAGTGTAATTTGTTGGGTAGGAATAGTTAAAAAATTAACTTTTCTTTGAGCCACCAAAAGTTACACGAGTTTGTCTATCAATATTGATAGGCATACTTGGGTGCTGTTCCTTCATTAAATCGTTGTCTACTGCCTCAACGTTATCTGCTGCCTGTTTTGTATAATAGTCAGCACGTTGTTTTGCGATTTCTTCCGGTACCCTTGCCAGCACAAGGCCGCCAACTCCGATCACTCCTGCGTATTTTCCGTCTTCAACTTGAGGATAATCTGAGTCTGGATATTCATCAGATCTAACTAATTCATATCCTGATCTAATTCTTCCAGAAACGTTTTTAGTGTCTTGGAATCCCATAGATTCTACTCTTATCCATCTGTGTTGAAAACCTGTTGGCGCAGGTGGTGCATCTAAAGATGATGGTGGAGTCCAAACTTTTTTATGAGCTGTTTTTTCTCTAGTCTGACTCGCACGCGAGGTTCTTTTATCGTTATTATCGTTTTCCATATGCTTAAGCCTCCTTCGTGATTTTTAATTGTTTCGCATACTCTTCAAGTGGCACACCTAATTTTTTAGCAATTGCTACCTGCGATGGTGTGAGCCTCACAGTTCTGCGACCAGTATTTGTACTTCGCTTTGCTGAAGCTACTATTTGTACGGGTTTGGTCGTTTCCCCTTTATCTGATGTATTTGTATCAAATTTCTGGGGGAATTCAAGTCTTATTCTTTTATCTATTTCAGAATAATACTCATCAGATTGGGGGTCATAACCCTCTTCCTCTGTGAGTTTCTTATGTAGATCAAAAGCAGTATAGGTCATAGCATTATCTTGACCAAACCATGAGTTTCTTGATGCCCATGTTTCAGCCTTAGGATCTGGTGTACCTTGTGCCGCTTGTTGTCTATTTAAGTTTAATTCAGGTTGTCTAACTTGTCTAACTTGTTTAGCTTTATTAGCATTAAACTCTTCCTGAGCATTTCTAGTCTCCTCAAGTTTTGCTTTTTTATAACCAAGTTCAGAAATAGCAGTTAAAGCTTCAGCTTCAGCAGTAAGATCATTTGCTTCTCTAGCTGCTGCAAGTTTTGCCTGCGCTGCTTGTACACCTGATGTAATACTATCTTCAGTTGATTTTAAAAAACTAGGCTCAAGTTTTGAGATTTTATTTTCTGCCGCTTCTCTTAATCTGTATTGCCCTCTTGCAAATTCAGCAGCCTCATCTTTTTGTCTCTCAGCTTCTCTCCATTTATGAGTTAGTTTTGCTATTCTTCTTTGTACAGATTCACTGTACTGTTCTAATTCTTTCTCGTCCGTTTTAGGAGCTTCTTTCGTTTCTTCTGTA